TGTGGCTTGAACACCTGTAAGTGTAACAGTATTGCTAATTGCTAGTGTGCCTATCGCACCTGTAGCACTTGCGCTACCTAGTATCTCTGTTACATTTACCTGAACACCGTTAGCTGTTGTTGTAGCACTTACGCTATTTAGCCGTTCAGATATATCAACTTCAAAGCCACCAGCAACTACATTTGCAATTGTGCCTGTAGCAGTTACTCCTGAAATACCAGCGGCAGTATTTATTTGAGGAGCAGATACAGAGCCTGTAGCACTTACACTGTTAAGAACTTCTGTAGGTTTTTCTTCTACAGTGTTTACTGTGCCTGTAGCTTGTACACCAGTAAGTGTAACACTGTTGCTGATATTAACTGTTCCAACATTACCTGTAGAACTTACGCTGTTTAATATCTCTGTTACATTTACTTGTACTGCAGTTACAGCACCAGTTGCGGTAGCTTGGTCAAGGTTGCTTACAATAACCTTGCCATACCTAGCTGTTCCGTAGACACCTACTCCGTAAACAGCAGCATTTACGGTAACAGCCATGATGCTTCCTTACGCTATACGAATTACAGCGTTACTTGCATCAGCGGTAGGAAACTCAATAGTCAAGTCACCAGCAGTAGCACTTACTGTGCCACCAAAGTCAATGACAGCAATTGCTTTATTACCTTGTCCTGCGTTGTAAATAATACAACCATCAGCAGAAAGAGTAACATCAGCAAATACTTCATCTGTAAAATCAACAATAGCGGTAGAACCATCAAGCGAAATAGTTGCGCCATCAAGTACCTGACCGCCAGCGGAATAACCAGTACCAGATGCTTCATCAGAGTTACCAGTTACGTCAGAATAATTAGTTGTGCTGGCATTATATGTGCCAGTCGGTGTAGCTTTAATCAAAGCAAGTTTCAAAGAATCGGTATCCAAATCATGGACACCGCCAAGAAGTTCTTGTTTAAAGCTGTTACACATTGCAGTTGTGATTGCCATGATTTGTGCGTCCTTTATTAAATCTCATAGAAATGGAAGAGCAAGTTGCCCTGCTCTCCCATATATTATTTAGGCAAGTTGGTCACGGTCTACTTCATCAGCAGTCATGTCACCCATTGTTGATACGTCCATCATAATGGCCCAAACACGAATCTTACCTGCGGAGATACCGTCACCAGTACCTGCGAAAGTCATGTCAATTGTGTTTGCAGTACCATGTACTTCTGGACCTGCTGCAGTTGCATCGGCTGCGGCATAATCGCCAGCAGAAGCTGCATCAGCATCAAAACCATCAACGTACTTGTCTGCTTCTGTGTCTGTACCCAAATCAATGGTTTCATCTGAACCAGTGTTTGCAATAGTCAGAGCAGTGATAACTTCCAGACCTGCTGCAAGAATCAATGAACCAGCAGGTACAGTGATAGCTTGTACAACGTCACCAGCAGACGGGTCTACAGTGTGGTCAGCAAAGTTAATTGTGTTCTCAACCATGTAAGCATTACGCCCACGTTGAGAGTTGCCTGTTGCCGCTTGAAGGGCAGTAGTTACGGTAGCCATAATCTAATCCTCCCTTAAGCCAAGTGGTACTTTGCGTTCACAAGTGCTTCTGGACGAAGAATCTTGCGACCGTAAAGGTGCATACCACGAACAATGTCAGCAAAGCTGTCAGGGTCACGGTAGGTTTCGGTCTTGTTAATCTGCTCTGCAGTTGCAACAGCAGAAGAATGACCAGCAACAATCACACCGTAGTTGACTGCAGAGTTCGTGCCAGCGAAGGACGAACCAGTACCAACTGAAGGAAGATTGTTAGAAGTATACACGGTAAAGCCGTGAATGTTGTTGCTTACAACACCGTTCTGCAGACCAGAACCACCGAAGTCAGCATTGAACAGACGAGAGTCTTCGTCTTTCAGTACTTCAATGAATACTGGGTCAAGAACGAGCCAGCGACCCTGCGAATCCACATTTTGCTGGTCCAGCTTACGAGCCATACGAGCAATAACTTGAAGTGGGTTTGCGTCACCAGCAGCAGTCGGAGCAGCACCAGCACCAGTACGTGGCAGGATAGCAATTGCTTCACCCGGAGTACCAGAGTTAAAGTCAGATGCGTCCAGCTTCATGCTTGAAAGCAGTTCGTCTGAACCAGCAGTTGCGACAGCCTTTGTACCGTTAACAGTGGTGTTAACAGTGTCTGGCGCACCGTGAAGAGCAGACTGTGTGAAACCAGCAAGGTAGCCAAGAACGTCTTGGTCAAACTGGTCAGCAAGGCGATACGCAGCACGGTCACTTGCCAATGACTGGAAGTTTACGTGTGAGTGTGCCTCTTCAATGTCATCAACCTTAAATGCAAAGTAGTTAGCTTTGTCAATGGTCAGGCTGAAGTCTTCGTCATCAAGGTCTTGCGGCGTGATGGTTGTACCACGGGCGTAAGCCTTAACTGTGATTTCGGGTTCCTTAATAATCTTAACGGAATCACCCATTGCTGCAATCTCACCGAAGTAATCGGAGTTGGTGATTGCTTCACAAACAGCGGCCTTGCGGAAAGCAAGTTGCACCTGTTTGCTGTAAATGACGGGTGAAAAATTACCGTTAGGAAGATTACCATACCCGGCTGCGGTATTAAAAGCCATGATATTATCTCCTATTTGGCATTAAAACAGATACAAACTCACCAGACTAATCAGAGGCTGATTCACTATGGGTGCGTATCTTATCTAGTTGGCCTACCAGATAGTCAACGGGCCATGTTCGTCAGGTAATCCGTAAGACAATGGTTATGTTTGTGTAATTGTGTAGGCAGATAGCAAGCCTACCTACACTAATGTTGACTATAGTTATACTTACAATTAACTAGTTGTCAACACTTTTTTTGTAAATTATCTAGCGGAGCCAGATATATCATAGATAAACTTTCCTGTACGAATAGCTTCCATGATTTCATCAGACATCTTCTCATATTCTTGAGGTGACATCTTTTGAACTTGAGATTCACGTAAATACGTAGATGCTTCATTTTCTTGTGGCTTGCTACGTGAGTTACGTGTATCAACTGATTTTGCTGCATCTTTACCTAATGAGGATTTTTTATTTGACATTCCTCTATCAGCTTTATACAGGTCAATTGCTCGTGCAGCAGAACGTGCATCATTGTCATTTTCATATAATGCATCCTGTACCCATTTAGGCTGGTCTTCAGCCCACTCGTGAAAGTCATCACTGTCACGAATTTCGTTAAAGTCAGGATGCAGACGCATCAGTTCTGCTTCAGCTTTTTCTTTCTTTGCACTGTATTGCATTTCATCTACTGCTTTCATTCGCTCTTCAAGAGTTTTTGCTTGCTCTCGTGCTTTCTTAATAGCAATAGTTTCTACAATAGCTGCTACATCTGGATATTTAGATGCCCACGATTCAATGTCTTCATCTGACTTGGGCAGTTTAATTTCTTTACGTGAAGCACTATCCAGTTGTTTTTTAAGTACATCAATCTGTGTTTGAAACTCTTTTTCTTTATCCTGCATATGTCTACGCAGGTCACCATAACGCTTCTTAAATGTTTTTTCTTCTGCGTTAGTTGGTTCAGCTTCCTGTGGTTCTTCAGTAGTTTCTTCTGTTTCACCACGTTGTTCTTTGAGCAATTGCTCCAGTTCTTCTTCTTCCATTTTGCGTTTTTCTTCGTTAGTATATTTACGATTTGCAAACGCTACTTTTTTTGGTGACTGCATTTCTTCAGCCATAATAGCATTCTCTGCCATTCTATTTTCTCCTTCTGGGGCCACCGTAGCCATGTTGGGGGGATGGGTAAGCCAGTTAATAGGTCTATGTACGTGCGGCTAGACCTCTGCCACGTTCTGCTAGTGGAAGCATAAAGCTACCAAGAGCAGCATCTAGTTCAGGACCAAATACTTTAATAATAATACTACGTAACTCACTATTCATAAACCTACGTACTATTTCTTTTTCTTCGTCTGTAAGTTTAGCATACTCTTCATAAGCACGTTCTATATTAATTTCCATTATACTACATCCTTTTTATATAGACTTGTCCAATCCGTAGAATTTACAAATAAACCTAAACCATAACAAAAAGTTTCACCTACATTTTTTACCACTTTACCCCATAAAGATGTTTTAGTATATTTTGTAGGTTGCATAATATGTGCAATTTCATTAGCACGTAATTCTGCAAAATACTTACACACTTTTGTTATTCTATTACTTTTACGCATTTGTTTTACTAAAGGAATTGCCCAATAATGATATCCACGAATAGTGGTATCTGAAATATAAGTTTTTGTGTATTCAACATCTAAAGCATATAAATCAGAATTTAGTAAACCTTGTGCGTGTAATTCAGTACAAATAACACGACCGCCATCGCCACCGCCGCCACCAGATGGGCCGCCTTCTTCACCGGGATGAGAACCTTCTCCAAACTCTCCACCTGTACTGCCTGATACAGAACCGCCGCTAACGCTATCGCTTGGGGTAGAGAATGAGCCTGTCGTACTAACCTGCGAACCTTGTGGTGCTGCACCAGTAGGTTGACCATCTTCACCATAAGATGAATATCCGATACCTGCTTGTGCTGCTGCTGTAGGACTACTAAAATCACTTACGCTAACGCCCTCTGCCATAGCTTGTGCTGGATTAGTTAAACCAGCCATAGCTTGTGCTGCTGCTGCTTGTTCTGTAGGAGATGCTAATGCTGAAAACATATTCTGTTCTTGCATATGATTTACCATAGCATTTGTAAGTGTTTGTTCGGCTTGTGCCATTTGTGCAGGAGATACTGTAGATGCTTCATCGCCAAATATAGTAGCAATTGCTCCTTGTGTAGTTTGAGAGTTAGACAACGATGGGTCATTAGTAATATCTGCTAAAGTACTAATATGGGTTGCTGCATTTGCTTTACCTTGAGGTGACAATGCACTAAATTGTGCAGCACTAGGCAATCCACCTACATAACCAGAACCTATAGCTGCTTGAGCAGCATTTGTAGCAGCATTTACACTACCAAAACTCGTTGTTCCTTGTGGTGTTTGTGCAGCAAAACCTGTATTAGTATCTATTGCTATACCAGAGTTGCCAAATACACCGCCAGTTACAGGGTCAATATCACCTGTTTGTGTACCTACATAACCTGATAAAGATGTTCCTGTTACTTGTTC